CGAGATATGCCGATTTGCCCCAGTTCTTGACTTGATAATCTAGCGGATCGTTCATAGCACAGCATTCCCAGGAGCGATGTTGTCGTAGAAAAAGTCAACTTTGCTGGTACCAAGAGTGATGATCTCATTAACCCCAATGAAGTTGGGATCGTCATCTGCAAGTCTGCCACTAGCGATGATGTTCTTATTGGGTGACTTTAAATCTATGTACCTCACGCCTCCGATCTGCTCAATCGTCTCTATCAAATTAGAAATATACAATGGTTCTCCAAGATCGAAATTATCCAATGCAAAAAACCCAGTCAAAGCATCATTGACTTTATTTTGGACAATCCGACCATCAACATTCCGATCCAACACGACAATCATCTCAAGATCAATAGCATGGATTATACCATCCTTAATCCGAATCTCATCAGTCACAACATTCAAACTAGACAACGAACTGACGAGAGCTTCTTTCAATTGGACGGTTGCCGAAATCGGTAAACCATCATTACCAGCAGCAAGGACATAAAGATCAACGATGTTCTTGTTGGGAGAAGTCTCCAAAATCACAGCAGACTTACCAATCTCACCATAAACCGGATGACTGAAGCTATTGGCGAAATGAGCATAATCATTTGCTGTCACCACAACAGAATGTAAAGCATATGTGCTAGGGGCTCTCCGTTTAGCGTCCGCGACACTTTCGCGGTTCGTACCCCCGACGCTAGGTGAAATGTTCCTAAAGTTCACGGAGAACGATCTCCCGTCCAGACGGATAGTACGGGGCTGATCGATAGCACCAGCTGCTATCCGTCCAACTGTCCCGCCACCGGTCCGATACCTGATAACGATCTCAGAACCCGAAATTGGTGCTTTGCCGTTGAAATCATCTCCGAAAATGAAACGAGCAACGGGTTGGCCTTCAATAGTGGTAAAGAATTGAATCTCGACGACCTCATCTTGCGGGCCATAAATCTGAATCGGTTCTTGAATTACCCGCCAATTTCTAGTGACACCACCATAAGTGACCTCAACATAAATTGGATCAGGCAGGATGCTATCGTCAAATAGATCGTATCGCTGGTTAGGCCCGCCAAACGCGACCTCATTGAATTCAGCGACAAATTGACCTTGCACGCCCCAGGCCACAACACCACGCTTACCGGCTGGGATGACAATATTACTGGTCCAATCACCCGGTCCCTTATAAACTTCGTAGAACAGCTCAGATCCATCTGGTCCAATGGTAGAAACCAATGATCCAGGCGGAATTAGTACATCAGTGAATACTGGACGGTCGACCGTGACTTCCATTTCGACTGTGGCGGGAGTTTGACGACGAATCCGTTGACCAATCAATTGCAAGTGATTTTCAACGGCCTCTTCAGTCACAGCTGTTGGTAAGAATGCCTCATTAGCCATTAAATCAGTACGTAGTGACAATTTGTCAGTCAACGCAGCTATGATATCCATCAATATGACGAAACCATTGCTGGCTACGAAATCATTGAAGTCATCTGGGTAGTAGGTCCGGACGTACTCGATAAGGGATTGCCGAGCGGTGTCGTAGTCTAATGCTGAAAAGTCTAGTTGTCTCAGATTAGAAGAGGGCAACTCAACAGCGAAACTTCGTGGTTCAGTTGGGATGTTGATTTCTGTTGTCATCTTAATTCCTAGCCAATACTTGGATCAGTCGTTTGATCTCAATGTTGCGATCGGGATCTTCGATCAAGGTCACGACCAGATTGATTTCTAATTGAGAAGTGTCCGGAAACGGTAGCAATTCGAGCTTCTTTATGATTAAGCGTGGATCGTTCGCAATGATTTGCGTTGCGATCTCTTGTTCGAGTAAGGACAGGTTCTTGTTATTCAGCTTCTCGAACGTAAAATTTCGAAGATTAACACCAAATCCTGGCCTGAAAGGCAGCTCACCCGGCAGAATCAAAAGATTCTGTAGTACATCATTAGCAATCAATCGATCATCCGATTGCTGGCTCATAATGCCCTGTGGCCCACCAACAAATGGTGGATTGTATCCGATATAACGTGCGGTCATGAGATCACCTTAGACAAACGACGAACTGAATCAGCTAATTGTGAACGCTGAACGTCCAAGGCTAAAATCTCATCACGCAAAGTGTCGATCAAACTCTCATTTGCAGCAATCTGAGATTCAAGATCGGTTACAGTGTCCAAGAGTTCTTGGTCATTAACTAGGATCTTTAAAGCTTCTTGCGTAGCTTGCAAACTCGAAATGGCAGCATTAGTGGAACGTTCTGTGTTCTCGATCTGAACTTGCTTAATACTAGATTCTTGAGATGCCGTCAACAATTGTTTCTGAGCTGTCACGTAAGCTTGATACAATTTAGCGTTAACAGGGTCCGTCGAAACATTGCTAAACCTTGGGAAATCGACGGACTCGTCTAACGAACCATTCCGAACATCCAAGGTCTTGTATTCGTCATTAAATTCGAGCACAGACCCAATAGGTCTTGGTGAAGTATCGATAACCGAAATATTTCGAAAAGATCGCAAAGTACCAAATTGGATCGTCCCTTGCGGATCAGTTGCGACCAAAGACGGAGAAGCAACAGCTAAATTATTAGTAATCTTCAGGAAGAAAAGAGCCCCACGCGGTGGGGCCTCGGTACTAATGACATATGTAACATTCCCTCTATTCTCCGGAGAAGGCGGGAGAATATTTTTATAAAAACCAGAAGGGAAATCTAATATCATACGTCAGTTCTCGGTACTATCATCAATTTGAGGGTTGAATTCAGATGGATCAATTCCCTCATAAGGCCCATTATACGTTTGGCCCCGATCGGATGGCTCGATCTTCTCTGGACGAGTCGGAGGTTCCAAAGGCTCGACAGAAACAGTGCCAGAAGTAACTGGGAATCCAGCACCAGGACCAGGGAATACACCACGGAAGAACCCACGGAATTCCGCACCACTTATTCTGCAATTAGTGAAAATGTTACTCGCAAGAGTCATCTTCGCACCAGCATCAGCCTGCATTTGAACCCGGCGACCACGCAGATTCAACAACCGCCCAGCATCAAGAGTAATATCCTTCGCAGCCTTAAGCTCAATACTACCCTGGGTGTAGATCTTAACTTTCCCATTTCTTTCACCATTGAAGATCACAATCTCCCGATTAGGAGCATCATTCAACCAGATATAAAGCCTCTTACGCTTCTTACCACGCAAAATCAGAAGCTGTTGGCTCTTGCTCATCCAAATACCACGACGCTGAGCATCAACAAGCTCGACCCAAGGCCCATCGCCCTCTTTGCCGTCCCTAGCTTCGAAACCTTGCTGTATTTCTCTCTTACCAACGCCTTTCTCGACAACATTACCGATTGGCTGCGGACCACGACCACCACGAGTCTTTAGCCTAATATACTCGTTAGCATGATCAAGCTTCAAATGGTGAGAATTCTTTTCGGGGTTCCTCTGCATCATGGTGCGAGGATTGTATTCATGTCTCCTGAATCCTTTCCATTCACTACCCCAGCGACGACCTAAAGTAGACGCCATCATCAAGTATTGATACTTATCACTCATCTCGATAGAATGACCCATCGGGCTTCCCATCTGCATATGGTTCAAGGCATCACGTTCTACGACCTGAAGCCAGAATCCACGCTGCTTGCCTAGAGCATTCGTTTCCTCGTCCGTGCCCGTCCCTGGTCTTCTTCGGCCCTTAAGCAAAATACCCTGCCCACGAGGACGATCACGTTTATCGGCCCGCCGTGCATCACTTCCGCGATCATCGAGGATGAATTTCCAACCGTAACGAGAAATGAATCCCATAAATCTTGCATCTTTTTTGCCGCCCCAATGCTTTTCGAGTTCTTGATCTTGAATTTTAAGATCATCATAAAGACGGCGTTTAACATACTTGTCTTCTTCGGGGTGGAATCCTTTATCTCCCATTATGAAGTACATTCCGCCTTTTGTTCGCAATCTAACAAACCGTTGATCACGTTTTTCTTCGTCACTGACATATCGGCGAGGTCCGTATTCACCATCGCGAGATTTCGAGGCAATAGGTCCCAACTGTCCCCACCCAACGTCTCTCATATCAAAGACATGGCCGTAACGAGTCATAGTCAACTGGCGACGACGATCTTTGCTTGTCGGATCGTCTTCTGAAATTAGTCGTTGAATACTAAGCCATCGTTTGGCTTCATAAGCATAATCAAGCTCACGATCGCCTGAGAATTCACCCATTTCGGATTCTGGATCGTCAGGATCTTTATACCAGTGATATCCTTGATCACTCATCAGATGAAGATGACCGTATTTGGTCATTCGTAGCATGTATTTGAGATCTGGATTGTTGATTTGTGG